CGCCTCCGGGTGTGCGGCCCCTGCACGACCACCCCCTGGTCCGCTCACCCGGCACACCCATCGGAGGTTCACCCATGGCCACGTTCGTGAAGCGGGTCGACGGCCAGGACGTCACCGTCGACACCACCACCCCGTCGGTTGCGTCCCAGCTCCGCGCCAACGGCTTCGAGGAGCGGCCCCCGCGGCCCCCGGCCCGGTCCGCGTCGAAGCAGGCGTGGCTGGACTACGCGCTCGCCGCCGGCGTCGACGAGGCGGAGGCCGCGGCGGCGTCCCGTGACGACCTCGCCGCCCGGTTCACCGACCCCGACGACCCCGCGTAGCCCGCGGCCCCCGACCCGACACCCGACCACCCGGAAGGACACACCCGTGCCCACCAAGACCCGCAAGGCGCCGTCGGCGCAACCACACCCGAAGGACTCCCCGGTCGTGCACACCCTCGCCTCCCTCGACGTGGAGGCGTCCCCGGAGCCGTACGTCTACATGACCAGGGCGGGGCGGCGGGTGTCGTGGCCCGACCCCGGCGACCTCGACGCGTTCGAGGCCGACGAGTTCCTCGCCGAGATGGACGACCCGAGCATCCGCCTGGGGCCGCTGCTGACGCGGTGGCTCGGCGACGACGCCGTCGCGGACCTGAAGGCCGAGAAGCTCACGCTGCGGCAGATGAGCGCGCTCCTCGAGGCGGTGAAGACCCACTACCAGCTGATCTTGGGGACGCCGGGGGAATCCGACGCCTCCGAGAGCTGATCGGCTCCTTCCGGCGGGAGGTCCGCGCCGACCTCGCGGAGGTGTACGGCGTGGACCTCGCCCGGGAGTGGGCGTCGCGCAGGTGGGTCGGGCTGCTCGAGCTGGTCGACGCGCTGCCGGCGACGTCCCGGCTCAACGAGGCGATCCACAACGACCCGGTGCAGGCCGCGGCGATCGCGTCCCGCCCAACGGGTGACCGGCAGTGGTCGCCGCCGCTGCGGGAGTGGACGACCACGACCGTGATGCTGCAGCGGCTGATCTTCGCGGCGGAGTCGACGGTGGCGCTGCTCGGCGGCGCGAAGCGCGCCCCGGAGCTGTTCCCCTCGCCGGTGACCCTCGGTGACGAACTCGCCGAGGAGGCGTCCCGGACGCGGCAGCTGCAGATCGTCGCGGCCGCGACCCCGGACGCCCTGCCCCCGCCCGTGACGTGACCTCGTGGAGGGTGGTGCCGCGCGTATGCCCTACCAGGTCGGCACCGCCCACGTCGAGGTCAAGCCGTCGTTCCGGGGCTGGAACCGGGAGGTCCGCGCGCAGGCCGCGGGCCCCGACATGGGCCGCGCCGGCGAGGACGCGGGCGCCCGGTTCGCCGGCGGGATGGAGCGCTCCACGTCGCGTCTGCGGACCGTCCTGAAGGGTGCCGTGGGCGCCGCCGCCGGGGTGACGGCCGCGGCTGGCGCGGTGGGCCTGCGGACCGCGTCGCAGATGGAGACCGCGAACATCGCCTTCACGACGATGCTCGGGTCGGGTGAGAAAGCCCGGGCGTTCCTGGGCGACCTGGCGAAGTTCGCGGCGAAGACCCCGTTCGAATTCCCCGAGCTGCAGACCGCGGCCCAGTCGCTGATCTCGATCGGGATCGACTCCCGCAAGGTCGTCCCGATCATGACGACCCTCGGGAACGTCACTGCGGGGATGGGCACCGGCTCCGAGGGCATCAAGCGGGCCACGGTCGCCATCCAGCAGATGAACGCCGCGGGGCGGATCACCGCCGAGGACCTCAACCAGCTCCGCGACGCGGGCATACCGGTGTACGACCTCCTCGCGAAGGCCACGGGCCGCACCAAGGCTGAGGTCGCCGACATGGCGTCCAAGGGCAAGCTCGGCCGTGTCGAGCTCGAGAAGATGATGAGCGCGCTCGAGACCGGGAAGGGTCTCGAGCGGTTCAACGGGATGATGGAGAAGCAGTCCCAGTCGCTGACCGGGCTGTGGTCGACCCTGAAGGACACCTTCAGCCAAGGGATGGCGCAGGCGATCGCGCCGGCGATCCCGATGCTGAAGGACGGGCTCGGCGTGGCCATCGACGCCGTCGGTGCGGCGATGCCGCGCGTGCAGGCCGGGGTGGCGTCGCTGGTCGCCCGGGGCCCCGCGATCGTGGGGATGCTGACCAGGGTCCGCGACGGCGCCCGCGGCCTGTTCGACCTGGTCGCCAAGGGTGACTACACCTCGAACCTGCGGACGGCGTTGGGGCTCGAGGAGGACTCCCCGGTCGTGGCCCGGGTCCTCTCGATCCGTGACGCCGTCAGCTCCCTGCTCGACAAGCTGAAGGGGCAGGGCGCCGGCGCGACCGCCGGGTCAGTGTTCACCAGCCTCGGCCGGGTCGTCGAGAACCTCCTCAGGTCCCTGCCGGCGCTCGGCCCGTCTCTCGACGTCGCCGGCAAGGCGTTCGGGTTCCTCGCGGACCACACCGACCTGCTGGCGAAGGCGCTCCCGGTCGTCATCGCCGGGTTCGCGGCCGTGAGGGCATCCCAGGCCGCGAACAACGTCGTCGGCCGCAACTCGGTGGTCGGGTTCGCGGCGCAGCTCGTGCAGGCGGGCCTGCTGATCGTGGCGAACAACCGTCTGGCCGCGGCGACAAACCGGGTCACGGCCTCCCAGCAGCTGCAGAAAGCGGCGGTGCTGCAGGCGACCGCGGCCGAGAACGGTGGCCTGCTGACCCGGCTCCGGGCGACCGCGGCGACGATCGCGCACACCGCCGCGGAGAAGGCCCGCTCGGTCGCGTCGAAGGCGGGCGCGGCCGCCCAGTGGCTCCTCAACGCGGCGATGTCCGCGAACCCGATCGGGCTGCTGATCGCGGCGCTGATCGCCCTCGGTGTCGGCCTGGTCGTCGCCTACAAGAAGAGCGAGACCTTCCGGGGGATCGTCCAGGGCGCGTGGGCCGGCATCAAGGCCGCGGCCAGCGCCGTCGTCGGATGGTTCGTGAACACGGCGTGGCCGTGGCTCTCGTCGGCGCTCCAGTGGATCGGTGACAAGGCCTCCTGGTTGTGGCAGTCGATCATCCAGCCGTACTTCCGCGCCATGTGGACCCTGTGGGGCTCGGTCTTCGGCTGGCTGAAGGACACCGGGTGGCCCATCTTGCGAGACGCCCTGGGCTGGGTCGCCGGCAAGATCAGCTGGCTCTGGACCTACGTCGTCAGTCCGTACTTCGGGTACATCGTGGGCCTCTGGAAGGCGGTCTTCGGCTGGCTGAAGGACACCGGCTGGCCGTGGATGCGCGACGCCATGGGCTGGATCGGCGACAAGGTCAAATCCGTGTGGGAGAACCTCATCTCCCCCGCGTTCACCGCGATCGAGTCCGGCGCAGAGGCCGTCAAGAACGCCTTCGTCGCCGCGAAGGACGGCATCAAGACCGCGTGGGACGGCCTGGTCGGGGTGATCTCCGGGCCGATCCGGTCCGCGATCACCTGGATCAACAAGAACTTCATCGGGAAGATCAACACCCTCCTGGACAAGGTCGGCGTGTCGTGGCGGGTCCCCGCGATCCAGATCGACCAGGGCTCCACCAGCAAGGGCGGCCGGTCCCTCAAGGGCGGCAGCTTCGCGGGCGGTGGGTGGACCGGACCCGGGCCGCGCCTCGCCCCGGCCGGGATCGTCCACGCCGACGAGTTCGTCGTGCAGAAGAGCTCGCGCCGGTCGATCGAGTCGGCGGCGCCCGGCCTCCTCGACGCTTTCAACCAGTACGGCGCGGCCGCGCTGCAACGCCTCGGCTGGCTGGGCTACGCCATCGGCGGGAAGGTCGCCGGGCTCACCCCGGACTTCCTGGCCAAGCTCGCCGCGTGGAACGACGCCACGGGCGGCCGCTACCGGGTCAACTCCGGCTTCCGGAGCATCGAGCGGCAACGCCAGCTGTGGGAGGCGTCGGACAGGTCGGGGCGGATGGTCGCCCGGCCCGGGTCGTCCCGGCACAACTTCGGGACGGCGGCCGACCTCGCCCCGGGCACGACGCCGGCGCACCGGGCCCTCGCGCGCCGGTTCGGGCTCTACTTCCCCATGTCGTACGAGCCGTGGCACATCCAGCTCCTCGGCGCCGCGGCCGCGTCCGGTGGTGGTGGCCTGGTGGGCGCGCTGCGTGCCGGCGCCGCGAACCTGTTCCGGAGGGGCGCTGGGGCGCTGCTGGGCCTCGCCCCGTCGGGCCTGTGGGGCGGCGTGGTCAAGGCCTCGCTCGGCCGCGTGGTGGATCTCTTCGCGGGCCGGATCCGCGGCATGGAGTCCACCGAGTCCCAGCCTTCCGGTGGCTCGGTCGCTGGTGGTGCGGGCGCGGCGCAGGCTTTCGCCCGGTCGGTCCTCGCCCAGTACGGGTGGGGCGCGGGCGAGTGGGCGCCGCTGCTCTCCCTGTGGAACCGCGAGTCCGGGTGGCGGTGGGACGCCCGCAACCCCTCCTCGGGCGCGTACGGCATACCGCAGTCGCTGCCGGGGTCGAAGATGGCCAGCGCGGGCGCGGACTGGCGCACCAACCCGGCGACGCAGATCCGGTGGGGACTGGGCTACATCAAGGGCCGCTACGGCTCCCCGTCGGGCGCGTGGGCGCACTCGCAGCGCACCGGGTGGTACGACCAGGGCGGGCGGGTCAAGCCGCTCCTCTTCGACGACGGCGGGGTCCTGCCCCCGACCCGGCCCGGCGAGTTCGTCCCCGTGCAGAACTTCACCGGCGCCCCGGAGCGGCTCTACCGGGGTGACCGGCCCGGCGGCGACCAGTACTTCCTGTACGGGGTGAGGTACGACGCGGCCGGCGACGTCGCCGCCGACCTGTCGTTCCACCGGCGCGCCGCGCGCCGGCAGGGCGCCTACGCGGGGAGGTGAGGACCTCGTGGCGGTGACCGGCATGTACACCGAGGTGCTCCTCCCCTCCGACCCGGGCCGGCCCTGGCAGGAGTCGCAGTACGAGCTCGGCGGGGTCCGCTTCGGCGGGTTCCGCTCCGACGTCATCGTCACCAAGGCCGACCACGGCGCGGCGGACGTCCGCACCCAGGACGTCCCCAACCCCGTCGGGCCGGGCCTGCTGATGGGCCGTGACCGGCTCACCGGGCCCGTGTACGCGTTCGACCTGGTCACCAACCGCGACAACGGCCCGCACGCCCTGGAGACCGCGGCGGCGCTCGCGAAGGCGTGGCGGGCGGGGATCGACACCGTCCCCGGTGTGGTGTTCCCGCTGCGGTACTTCACCGGTGGCCGGCTCCGCCGGGCGTATGGGCGGCCGCGCCGGTTCGCCGGGCCCGGACCGGACCTGATGACCAGGTCTGGAGCCGCGAAGATCACCGCGGACTTCCAGTGCGCTGACGAGCTCCACTACGACGACGTCGAGCAGTCGCTGACGTTGACGGTGGTGGGGACGGCCGCGGGCGGCGGGTACGTCCTCCCGGCGGTGCTGCCGACGTTGACCGCGCCGGGCGCGCAACGCCAGGGCGTGGTGACGGTGGGCGGGGACGCGCCGGCGCCGTTCGAGGTGACGGTCCACGGCCCGGTCAGCGCCCCGTGGGTGTCCGGGCCGGGATGGCGGCTCGACTTCCCGACGCTCTCGCTGGCCTACGACCGGGCGGTGACGGTGTCGACGTACCCGTGGGCGCTGACGGTGCTCCGCGACGACGGGGCGGACCTGTCCGGGTCGCTCGCGCTGACGTCCCGGCTGCTGTCGGCGCGGCTCCGCCCGGGCGCCGCCACGATCACCTTCGGCGGGGTGGACCCGACGAACACGGCGACGGCGACGGTGCGGTGGCGTCCGGCGTGGTGGTCCCTGTGACTTCGAGGAGAGGCTGACCGATGGCACTGGAGCCGGCATACGCGGTCGACGGCGGGAAGGTGTGGGGGCGGATGCACCGCCGCGCCTTGTGGCTGTCGACGGGCGGCGGCACGGGCATCGTCCTCCCGGGTGACCTGCGGGTGAAGCCCCGCACCCCGGCCAGCGGCGGCGTGGTCATCAGTCCCGGCGGTGGGATCCTCCGCAACGACTACGTCCAGGACGGCGGGGGCGGCCGGCAGTCCTACGCGGTGTACAACAACTCCGACCTCGACGTGCCGATCGCGTCGACCGGGTCCGGTGGTGGCCGCACCGACTACGTCGGCATCCGCATCACCGACCCGGAGTACGGCGGCGCGACCCCACCCGACCCGCCCAACGCCCTCTACTCCTCGGAGGTCGTCCTCTCCGCGATCCCGACGAGCTACCCGTTCCTCCCGCTCGCGAAGATCGTTCAGCCGGTCAGCAACGCCACGATCACCGCCGGCATGATCACCGCCATCCGCGAGATGGCCGCCGCGCGCACCCTGACCAAGATGCTGCCGCTCGCGTCGACGGTGTCCACCCCCGAGACGCTGACCAGCACGACCGGCGAATACTTCCCGAACGCGATCGCCGTCCGCTACTTCGACATCCCCTCGTGGGCGACCCGGGTGCAGATCCGTGCCGAGTGGGTCGCGGTGCGCCACCCAGGCCCCGCCAGCGGCTACTGCTGGGTGCGGTGGGGACCCTGGACCGGTTCTACCTGGACCTACGCGACGCAGACTTTCCGGTGGGACACCTCGGCCTCCGGTGGGGAGGACCGCCGCACCTGGCTGTGCGTCGACGAGATGGCCGTGCCCGCGTCGGTGCGCGGCACGAGCCAGCCGTTCACGCTCTACGCGCGCAACGACGGCACCGTGACCGCGGGCAACCGGCCGCAGGTCGACGTGTCCTCCGGGTCCAACCTCGAGCTGCGCTTCCTCGAGACCCCGGACCTCTGACGTGGGTGACGGCTGGCGGTTCGTCGCGACCCGGATGCACGGCGACGGGACGGAGACCCCGCTCGCGGCCGACCTCCCCTTGCAGGGCGCGCGGGTGACGTCGGTCCTGTCCGGGACGGGCTCGCTGCAGGCGACGATCAGCCCGGAGGTGGCGCGGCTGCGTACCTCGACCGGGCCGGTGTTCGTGCCGTGGTCGACCGCGGTCTACGCGGAGCGGGACGGGGTCCTCGTCGGCGGTGGGATCCTCACCGACCCCCTGGAGCTCGACGGGGACACCCTGCAGATGGACTGCGCCGGCGTGACCGAGCACCTGGCCGGGACGCCCTACGTGGGCGAGCACTCGTGGGTGGGCGTCGAGGCGTGGCAGGTCGTGGTGCACGTGTGGGAGCACGTGCAGGCCCAGCCGCTCGGCGACCTCGGCGTGACCGTGTCCGTGGACCACCGGGCGTACTGGCCGAAGGTCGGCACCGTGACGGAGCCTTTCGTCCTCGCGGAGTACGCGACGGACGACCTCGGGCGGGTCGTCGACGACCTCGCGAAGAGCACCGGCATGGACTACGTCGAGACTCTGGCGTGGGACGGCGGGACGCCGCGGCACGGGATCGAGCTCGGCGGGAGGCGGGGCCGGCGCCGCGTCGACGACGGCCGGTTCGTCGTCGGCGAGAACGTGACCATGGTCCCGCGGGTCGACGAGGGCGTCGGCTACGCGAGCGAGGTGCTGCTCCTCGGTGCTGGCGAGGGCCGGGCGATGGTCCGGGCGCGGGCGTCCCGCCACGGGGAGACCCGGCTGCGGCGGGTCCTCGTCCACGCGGACAAGGCCGTCCGCACCACTGACCATGCGCGCAGCGAGGCGGCGGTGCAGCTGGCGAAGCGGGCGGGGGTGACCGACGTGACGGAGGTCGCCGTCCGCGGTGACGTGCCCGCGCTCGGTGACCAATTCCGGCTGGTCGGGTCGGGCACCGGGTGGGCGGGCGACCTCGACGTGTGGGTGCGGGTCCTCGCGGTCTCGACCGGCCCGGACAGTGACAGCGCGACCTTGACGGTGCGGAACGCCGCGAAGGACTGGGAGTCATGAGCTCCCGCACGCTGGCGGGGCTCGCGGCAGAGCTGGAGGACATGCGGCGGCGGCTCCGCGCACTGGAGGGCGCGCCGCAGTTGGCGTCGTCGAGCGTGGAGGACGGCGCGATCCTCGTCAACGACGCGGCGGGGGCGACCCGCGCCGTCCTCGGGAAGCAGCCGGACGGGACGGTCGACGTGACGGTGGGCGCGGCGAGCCTGCTCGGTGCGTCGTCGACGGCCACGCAAGCGCTGGCCTCAGCGAACGGGAAGAACCAGGTCACCTACTCGGCCGGCCCGCCCGGAACCGCGCCGAATACCGCGGGGGACACGTGGTGGCAGTTCGCCGACGGTGTGGTGGTCGGGCAGTGGGCCGGGCTGGGCGGCACGACGTGGGAGGCGCGGACCCTCGGCCACGAGGTGATCTCGTCGATCGACGCGGCGGCGATCACCGTCGGGAAGCTGACCGGGGTGCAGCTCGCCGCGGGCACGGTCGTCGCCGAGAACCTGGCCGCGGTCCTCGCCGTGGTGTTCCGGTTGACGTCGGCGGAGTCGGGGCGGCGGTGGGAGGCCGACTCGGCGGGGATCCGCGTCCTCGACGCCGACGACACGCTCCTCGTGAACTTTCCGACAGACCCGGACTCGTGGGCGTCGATCATGGCGGACCTGCTCGCGACGAGCCTCACGGTCCTGGACCAGTTCGCGATGCGGGGCACGGGGGAGATCTCCAAGGGCGCCCGCCTGGTCCTGTCGGGGGGGACGACCGCGCCGACGTCGCCGGTGTCGGTGGCGATCGACTGGCCCTGGCACGCAGCCACGGCCGGCGGCACCCTCGCCGGGTTCGACCCCTACCGCTCCGGGCTGGCGTGGTGGCAGTCCCGCTGGTGGACCGCACAGAACGTGTACGGCGGGACGGCGATCCTCAACGATTGGGCCGCAGACGGGTCCGGGGGCGGCCCCGCAGCGGACATCGCGACCAACCTCGACTCGGCGTACATGGGCGTCGCGGTCCTCGGGTCGGACCTGTGGGTCCTCGGCACGAGGGACGCCGGCGACTTCCGCTACGACGTGTGGCTCGAGCGGTACAACACCGCGGGCACCCGCACCGCCCAGTGGCTGTTCTGGGCCGACAGGCCGTCGTTCGAGGCCCAGCAGTTCGCCCTCGGCTCCGACGGCGCCACGCTCTACGTGGCGTTCCGCAACAGCGTCGACTCCAAGGTCTACTGGCGCACCGTCAACCCCTCCACCGGGGTCGTGTCCTCGTCGCAGGCGACGACGCTGACCACCTCCAAGGAGGTGTCGTCGCTGACCGTCGGCACCTTCGACTTCGGTGGGACGCGGATGGTCCTCACCCTCAACGACACCGCGCAGGCGTACGTCCTCAACACCGCTGGGACATTGCAGCCCAACGAGCACTTCCCGCTCCCGGTCGGAACCGGGCGCCTGCACACGGCGTGGGACAGCGCCACCTTCCACACCTTCGACCCGGCCGGCGCGCGGATCTACCACCACACCGGCATCCGCTGGACGACCGAGTCGTCGCTGTGGTGGGCCTCGTCGACGTGGTACGACCCGGCCGCCACCGGCGGCACCCACGAGACCGCGCAGGGCACCCGCAAGAGCTTCACGATGAAGAAGAGGTCGCGGCTCACGGTGACCGCGCCGCCGTTCCCGGTCCGGCCGATCCCCACCACCACCGACGACGTGACCGCGGCCCGGGTGTACCTCGCCCGCGGCGCGTCCGACCCGGGCCGCACCTACATGGAGCTCGCGGGCACCGCGGCAGCACCGTCCCGCACCGTGCCCCTGACCTCGTTCACGTTCCCGGCCGGGACGGCGGTCACGCCACCTCCGGCGTCGAGCAACTTTCCCGCGTCGGCCCCGGGGGAGGTGACCTCGGCGGACCTGTCGACGCTGATCTTCCGCGGGGACGGATCCGCGACCCTCGGCGGTCTGCTCATCACCGCCACCGGGGCGACGACCGCGAAGCTCGGCGCGAACGGCCGCCGGATCAACGCCATGGACTTCGGCTCGTCGTCGACAGCCTTCAACGCCTCCGGCCAGCTCACCGTCAACCACACCCTCGGCGTGGCGCCGTCCGCGGTGGTGGCGACCGCGCGGGGCACCCTCGCCTACGCCATCACGGTCGCGTCCTACACCTCGACGACGATCACCTTCCAGGTGGTCAACTCTTCGCACGCCTCCGCGGGCGCGGTGGGTGTCCCCTTCGACTGGATCGCGCTCGCATGACCATCACCGAGGAGGCGCAGTGGCGACCTTGACCATCACCGTCCCCGACGCGCAGGTCCAGCGCGTCCTCGACGCTTTCGGGTGGGCCGAGGCGAGCGGGGTGAGCCGGGCGGAGTTCATGCGCTCCCGGCTGATCCGGTACGTCCGCGACGTCGTCGCCCAGTACGAGCGGGACGCCGCCGCCCGCGCCGCCGCTGCAGCGGTCACCGAGCCGGACGTGACCTGACATGCCTCGCCGTCACGTCATCCCCCGCGCACTCCGGGACTCCCCGCGCGCCGCGATCATGGCGACGACCGCGCTCGCGTGGCTGTGGATCGCCGCCGTGCTGTGGGTCGACACGGGGGCGCTCGGGGTGCTGCCGGTCACGCTGGAGTGGATGACGACAGACGTGCGCGGAGCGGGCTGGATCGCCACAGGGATGGTCGCCCTGGCGGTCGCGCTCACGCACCGCGCCGGGTGCAGTGACGCAGTCGGCTGGTGCGCGCTCGCGCTCATGCCGGGCATTCGCGGCGGGTCCTACCTGCTCGCCTACGTCGACTCGTGGATGCCCGCGCTCGGTGGCGTCGGCGCGCGGGCCGCGTGGGCGCCGACCGGGCTGTGGCTCACCGTGGCGCTCGTCGTCGCGTGCATCGCCAAGCGGGTCCGCGACCCGCTCCCAGCCGCGGCGGAAGCCTGCGATGCGGGGGGCTGACGCTGCGGGGGCGACACTGGCCGGGGTGGTCGGCCCGGTCGTCGTCGCGCTCATTGGGCTGGCCGGCGCCGTCGTCGCCTACGTCGCGTCCCGCCGCAACACTGAGGAGGCGCTGGAGCGCCAGCGGGAGTCCGCCGACAAGGACCGCGAGAACGCGCGCGTCCTCGCGCAGATCGCGCCCTACGGGGACCTCGTGGAGCGGGTGGGCCAGCTCAACGACCTCGTGTCCGGGCTGCAGTCGCAGGTGTCCGCGCTCGAGGACAAGGTGCACCAGCAGGGGCGGCGGATCGACCAGCTGACGGCGACGCTGGACGCGCTGGTGGCGTACACGCGGTCGCTGCTCGCGGCGTGGCCGTCCGGGTCGACCCACCCGCCGATCCCGGAGCACCTGGCGGACATCATCCATCCCCCGAAGCGGAGGCACTGACTCATGCGCCTGGACCTGAAGGACGTCGCCCGACTGCGTGCGGCCGGCCTCGCCGTCGTCGAGATACCCGGGTGGGAGACCCGGGGCCGGCCGGGGCCGCACGACCCCCACGGCATCCTCTGCCACCACACCGGCGGCACCCCAGACTCCCGCTCCTACGCCGAGTGGATGGCCCTCGTCGGGCGCAAGGACGAGGACCCGCCGCTCAACCCGCCCCTGGCGCAGCTCGGGCTCTCCCGCCGGGGCATCGTCTACGTCCTCGCCGGCGGCCGCGCCAACCACGCCGGCCGGGCGCGTCTCATCAGGCCCTGGCAGACCACCACCGACGGCAACGCCGACATGATCGGCATCGAGGCGATGAACACCGGTAGCGAGGGGTGGGGCGATGTCCAGCGCCGCGCCTACGTCACCGTGTGCGCGGTCCTCTGCCGGCGCCGCGGCTGGGACGAGCAGCACGTCCTCGGCCACAAGGAGACCTCCACCACCGGCAAGCCCGACCCCGGCCTGCTCGACATGGACGACCACCGCACCGAGATACGACAAGCCCTCCAGGAGGACGACATGCCCCTGACCGACGCCGACGTGAAGCGCATCGCCGAGGCCGTGTGGGCGAAGCCCCCGTGGCCCGGCAAGCCAGGCCTCCAGGGGTCGAGCGCGGGGAACAACCTCGGCCACGC